GTGAGGCAATACCACAAGAATGGTTAGACTATCGCCAAGCACTTAGAGATGTGACCGAGCAAACGGGGTTTCCGTACTCAGTTGTTTGGCCTACAAAACCCTAACACAAAAGAAATAAATAATGAAACTTGACCGCCAGTGGGCACTGATTGTAAAACGAGCTTGGTCGATTAAATTCATCATCCTTGCGGGTTTGCTCACGGCGGTTGAAGTGATACTCCCCCTGTTCCAAGACAATATACCGAAACACATCTTTGCCGTTCTCACACTAGCCGCAGTCGCTGGGGCTTTTATATCTAGAATTGTTGTGCAAAAGGACTTGCCGTGAAAAACCGGACAAAAATTGCCGCATTAGCTTTGAGTGCATCAGCTCTAGTGGGTCTAGCTGTACATGAAGGATACCGAGAAGAGGCTTATATCCCTGTAGCGGGGGATGTGCCCACAATTGGCTTTGGTACAACAGGTGGGATTCGGTTGGGCGATAAGATTGACCCCGTTCGTGCACTTCAACGCAAGTTATCCGACATAGAGCAGTTTGAAGGGACACTCAAACAATGCGTGAAAGTACCACTACAGCAGTATGAGTACGACGCATACATAAGCCTTTCATACAATATCGGGTCTAGTGCGTTTTGTCGTTCTACGCTTGTTCGCAAGCTCAATGCGGGTGATTATGCAGGGGCTTGTCTGGAAATATTGCGGTGGGATAAATTCAAAGGTGAGCCGTTACGAGGCTTGACCATCCGTAGGCAGGCTGAATATCAACAATGCATAGGTAAATAGAATGATTTGGTTGCGACTAAAAGGTTATGCGATTGCGTTAGCCGCTGTGGTTTTAGGCGTTCTCGGCGTATATTTCGCAGGTAGGCAAAGTGGTAAAACCGGTGAATCTATTCGGCAAGCTGATGCCGACCGTAAAATAGCTAGGAGAATTGAAGATGCGGCAGATCGTGTACGTAAGCTTGATGGGGGTAATGTTGACGCTATTGAGCGGTTGCGTAAGCACAAACGGATCAGAGACCTCTAGGTCAATTTGTAGGGAGCTCGAACGGGATTTACCCACATACTCAGTTAAAGACACAACAGAGACACTTGAGTCAGGCGCCAGATTTATAGATATATTTTATGCTGTATGCGGCCAAGTGGTCGATATTGATACCAATAAGTAGCCCGTTTAAACAAAGCTCGGGTAAAATTAAAGCAAATTTAAGGATACATTATGCCATCAAGTTACTCCCCGTTACTGCGCCTAGAACTTATCGGAGCTGGTGAACAGTCTGGTCTTTGGGGCGATACAACCAACAAGAATTTAGGGCAACTGTTAGAACAGGCAATTGCTGGGGTGACGACTGTCGCTTTATCCGGTGGGGCGGGGGACTATACCCTAACTGCGCTAGACGGTACATTTGACGAAGCACGCTCGGCGGTGCTCAAGTTTGCGGGTAACCCATCGGGTGCTAAAAATATTATTATCCCGACAGAAACTAAACTTTACGTAGTGCGTAATGACTGCGGGCAATCTATCTTTATTAAGACCTCTGCTCAGGTGACCGGTGTTAGGTTACTCGACGGGGAAGCCTCTTTGGTATTCTGCGACGGGGCTAATGCGTTGGCTGGCATCGCTACAGAGGATGTAGGTACATTAACGGTATCTGGTGGTGGTACAGGTGTTACGTCGTTTTCTGGTGGGTTTGTTAAGTCTCCGGGGGGTACAGGGGGGCTCACGTCCGCACTAGCGGTTAACTTAACTTCAGAAGTATCCGATACACTCCCTGTCGGTAATGGTGGCACGGGTGCGAGTTCTTTTTCAGTAGGTGTCCTTAAATCATCAGGCGGGGGGAGCGCGATTACTTCTTCTGCGGTTGCATTGGGATCTGAGGTTTCGGGGACGCTTCCTGTCGGTAACGGTGGTACGGGTATTACGAATTTTTTATCAGGGCGATTGCTTATTGGTAATGGTACAGGCCCTGTAGCGTCGTTAGCGGGTTCAGTAATAGGTCAACTTGCTACATGGGACGGTACACAGTGGGTAGCGTCTACACCCCCCGCGGCAGGTGGGGTTACATCGTTTGCTGGTAGAACGGGTGCGGTTTCCCCAATATCTGGGGACTATAGTGCGTTTTACACGTTACTCAACGGAAGCAATGCCACAGGTAGCTGGCCTATTAATGCGGCAACCACCACCAACGGTGTAGTGACCACTGGGAGTTACTCAGACCCTAGTTGGATTACTTCTTTAGCAGGCGCTAAAATTAGCGGGACAGTTGGTAACTCCGGTGCATTGGGTGGTGTCCCAGCCAGTCTATTTGCAAGGCGAGATGCATCAAATGCGTTTACAAGTGCCAATACGTTTGTAAATGGGGGTATTACAAGCCCAGCATATAACTTTACTTCTACCTCTTCCATATATTTTAATGGGCAGATGGAATTTGCCATAAACACTAACCCTAGAATGACCCTGACTAGCGCAGGTAACCTCATCATCACAGGGACATTAACCCAAGGCTCGGATAAGCGGCTCAAAGATAATATACAAGATTACACAAAAGGTCTTGATGTTCTAAGCAATATAAAAGTTCGTTCATGGGAATATAACGGTAAGGGTAATATACAAGCGGGCAGAAAGGGTGTGGGGGTTGTCGCGGATGAAATTGCCTCCATTATGCCTGAGATGGTTATAGAGACCGAGGGCAAGCTAAACCCTGAAGACACGGAAACAACCAGCATTAAAATGGTTGATGCGCTACAAATGACTTGGCTCTTGGTTAAGTCCGTTCAAGAACTTAAAGCCGAGGTGGATGAGCTTCGTGCTCAGTTACAGGCTAAAACCTAATGATCTCAAAAATTATTTTAAAGCCCGGTGTTAATCGTGAGAACACTAATTACTCCAATGAAGGCGGTTGGTATAATGGGGATAAGATCCGTTTTCGTTCAGGCTATCCTGAAAAAATAGGTGGTTGGGTAAAAGCTACGTCTTCCGCAAGCTACGATGGGGTATGTCGTGCGTTAGTTAATTGGTTTGACTTAAGTAGTAATAACCTAATTGGTGTAGGTACTCATAAAAAATATTATGTGCTACCTAACTTATCAACGTACCAGAATATTACCCCAATACGATTAACGGTAGACCCCACAGGTACAGATCCATTCACTACGATAGACGGCTCTTCAATAGTTGTAGTAACCATAACGGCCAATAATGCGCAAGCAGGGGACTATGTAACATTCTCAGGAGTACCAGCGGCCACTATTGGGGGTATTGATGGCGATTTATTTAACGCCGAGTTTGAAATTATAAACGTTTTAACTACGTCTACTTTCGAAATAGATTTACTTACCCTTGCGGCATCCTCAGCTTCTGGTGGTGGGGCGGCGGTTGTTGCGAAATTTCAACTTAGTATCGGGTTGCCTGTATATACTATAGGTACTGGGTGGGGGGCGGGCACTTGGAATGGAGCAAACCAAACGGTATCTGCTACGCTTGTGTATACGTCAGGTACGTTAAATGTATTACTCGATGCCGTGTCTACTACGATCAACGTAGATTCCACATTGGGGTTTACGTCCACCGGGTTTATTAAAATCAACAGTGAGATTATTTCCTATACAGGAATCACAGGGACATCGTTTACTGGGTGTGTTCGTGGCGCCACGATAAGCGGGTCATCTACTCCTGCTACTGCTCATGCTCAACCCCCTACAGCAGGCTCTGCGGTTCCTCCACCTATTTTTGTACGTCAAGTAGTATCAATATTAGGTGATACAGGTTGGGGTCTAGCCTCATCCATTGCTTTCGGTGTGGGTCAACAGCTTAGGTTATGGTCGCACGACACGTTTGGGCAAGACCTTCTTATTAACCCTAGAGGCGCTAATATATATTACTGGGCTAACAACACAGCCACGTATCCACCTGCGGTCACTTTATCGTCCCTTGCTACCGCCGCAGGATTTAATGGATCAGAAGTACCTAGTAATACTAACCAAGTTTTGACTTCAGATGTATCGAGATTTGTGATTGCTATTGGCGCTCAACCTTTTGACAGCACAATATTTGACCCTATGACTATTCGGTGGTCGGACCAAGAAAGCCCGTATCAGTGGGTACCCGCCGTTACAAACCAATCAGGCGAGCAACGCCTCTCCGCAGGGTCATATACTGTGTGCGCTAGAGAAGCCCGCCAAGAAATTCTAATTTGGACTGACTCGGCGTTGTACTCAATGCAATATATCGGGCCGCCTTTTGTGTGGGGCTTTCAATTATTAATGGATTCAATATCCATTATATCCCCCAATGCGGTTGCTACGGCTAACAACGTGACGTACTGGATGGGTACAGATAAGTTTTATAGCTACTCAGGTCGTGTAGACACGCTTCCTTGCTCAGTGCGCCAGTACGTATTTCAAGACGCTGCATATGACCAACGATTCCAAATCGTAGCGGGCACAAACGAAGGCTTTAGTGAGGTTTGGTGGCACTATATATCTATTGGGGAAGTAGCCCATGCCAACGCCGAAGGTCGTAAGCCAACCATTGACAAGTATGTTATTTACAATTACTTAGATCAAGTTTGGTATTTTGGGACGTTAAGGCGTACAGCGTGGTTAGACAGTGGGTTATATAACACCCCCTTTGCGGCTACAGGCGATGAGGATACAGGCACTTTAGTGTTCCATGAAAAAGGTAACGACAACGCTGAGACAGACAACCCCAAACCAATTAATGCATTTATTGAGTCCTCGGATTTTGATATAGGCGATGGCGATAAGTTTATGTTTGTGCGACGCATACTGACGGATGTAACTTTTGCAGGGTCAACGGTAGACGCTCCCACCGCGTATATGAACTTAAATCCTAGAACCAACGCGGGCACAAACTACACTGGGCGCACGAGTATTAGCCCACAATCTATAACGGCTACTGACACAGTTATTTTTGTTTTAGGTACCAGCAATTTTCCTAACTCTGGGTTGTTAGCGATTAACACAGAGATTATAGCGTACACAGGGAAAACCCCTACCTCATTTACTGGGTGTGTGCGGGGCGCTGAAAATACCCAAGCAATTCCTCATATTATTAACACTACAGTTAGTTCATATACAAGACAAGCACTTGTGCGCCGCTCGGCGATATACCCAATAGAGCAATTTAAAGGGCAGATATATACTAGGGTGCGTGGGCGCCAGATGTCGTTAAGTATAAGTTCTGCGGGTATCGGTGTTGCGTGGCAGTTAGGTACAATCAGAATTGATACCAAGCCGGACGGAGCTAGGTAATATGACTAGACTAACAGCACCTAAAGCGCCAAACCTACTCATTGCTCCTACGCAATACACGGCGGGCTATCACGAGCAAATGAATAACGCCTTACGGTTGTATTTTAATCGGGTGGATGCAGGTAACTCAGCGCTATATGGCACTCTTGGTGGTCAGTTTTTAAATTTTCCCCACGTATCTGCTAGTAACTCAACTGATGAGTATGCACTGGGTGATGACACCCCAACCATTATTACTTGGGATACGCTTGGTGAGTTTGCAGGGTTTACCCTAAATGCCGATAATACCGCGACAGCTCCTGTGTCAGGTAAATACAAGATTGACTATAGCCTACAGTTCGCTAACAACGATAGTTCACAGCATGAAGCTTATGTTTGGTTGCGTGTAGATGGTGTCGATGTGCCTAATTCTTGCAGTCTGTTTTCGCTTCAAACACGGCGTAGCGATGCGATTGATTCTTATCTGGTGGCGTACTCCTCTGTGCTGTTTAAGATGCTAGGTGGGCAAAAGATTTCCTTACACTGGGCGACTGACAAAGCCGCTGTATCTGGTGGGGCGTTAGGCGTTTATCTGGAATCCGTTCCTGCACAAACTACACCTTACCCTAGACCTGCAAACCCTTCAGCCTGTGGGAGCATTACATTTGTTTCCTGCCCATGCGACCAAAACATACTATGAATTATTGCTGTAAACACCCCGAAATGTTACGATTGGCTTACTTACGAGA